GAAAAATATGTGGAAACGACTACTGCAATGAATACTATTGTTGCAAGTCAACATCAGGATGGAAGTCATAGTTGGTGGGGGCGAGCTTTGTTTACCCCCCACTCCGCTGGCTCATATGCTGCTGATCACCATTATGATGCTGCTAATTTTAATGATGTGTGGTTTCCTACTGGTTCAGTTACCGTGGATGTGTCGCCTGTTGTTGCTGAATGTGCTCAGGTAGTACTTGGTGATATTCCTTACTTTCAGTGCGCTATGGTTCCAGCTTGTGCTCGTGCTTTGTTTGCTGCTGCAGACCAAAGTGCTCGCAGGACTATTATGGCGAGGATTGTTTGTGACTCAGACTGGCGTCGTCAGTTTGAGAAGAGATATCCAGCTTTACTGGTTCGTTATCTTACCATGTATAATACGACCTTGGTCCCTGCCGGACATTGTTTCTTTTCAAATGATGCTTTGTGTCACCTCCTTTCGTCCATTGTGCCTTGTGCTACTGGGTGTGGTGGAGTCGTTTCTGCTTTCTTGCGTCGTGCTAAGCTCTATCATCAGGAGATGTGGAGCGGGATGCAGGCGAATTGCGCTACATCCTTGGGCTTGGATAACGCGACTTATGGTCGTGCTAAGACCATTTGCAATGTGGTGTCTATCACTGTTAGCTTAATGTCTATGTATTGCTTTTATAGCTTTTCTCGCGATATTTTTAATATGGTTCGCAAGTGGTATAATCCCATTATGGATGGTGATATGTCACTTGAGGCATTTGCCCAAGAAGAAGACGCGAAAATGAACGGTGTTGCTGAACAATCGGGCGACAATCGTACTCGATCTGCTGTGAAGCGTAATGTTTTAGAGCAATCTGGCGATAATCGCACTAAGAGTGCACCGAAACGCGCAGTTATTGAGACTAAAATGAGCGAAGCTCGCACCAATTTGGAGAGGGTTGTCAAGAACAATCTTCTAGCTGAAGAGATGCTTGCCGAGACCATTGTGGGTCAAACTCAAGTGGCAATCGATCAGAATGCCGCTGTGCTTGTTGCTCAATTGATTACACGCAACCAGTACAAGCTTGAAATTTTGTACAAAGATGGGTGGAAACATGCCGTCACTGTTACATTTCTTGAGGGACGCCGCGCCATCACTGTCGCACACGTCATTCCTCCTCTTATGCAGAGTGAACGCTTCCGACTGGTGAATGCTCGTTACCCGCAAGGCATTGAGTTCTTGTGTCACGAGATCATCGGTCATGTATCAATGATTCCATATGAGAATCCCTTGTATGGTAAGCGGGATTTCTGTGTTATTGATTTTCCGAAACGTATTATTCAACATCCGAGTATCTTGTGTCATTTCGGTGACGCTGAAGATTTTAAGCAGTATCGCGAAGTGCGAAAAGGAGCTCTTGTAGGATATTGTCCTACTGCCAAGGCAACTCTAGCGCGCGTCTATGTGACGGATGCTATCCGTGCATCTGAATCTGTTATTGAATTGGAAGGTAAAGACTATACTGAACGGCTCTTCCGTTTTTTCGCTTACAACGTGGAGACCATTGGAGGCGATTGCGGTATGCTGTTGGTGTCGCTTTGTAAAGAGCACACACGCAAAATTATTGGGATCCACTGTGGTGGTACTCCAATTCCTGGATATACGGGAATTTCAACACCATTGAGTATCGGTGCGGTTCGCGCTGCGATTTCGTTCATGGCGAAACCTGATGTACAGATCGCACTACCTGAAGTTGGAGAGATGAGAATTCCTGCAACTTTGGTTGCTGGTGAGGAAACTCTCAACAACATGTATGAGGGTGGTGAGTTCAAGCGAAGCTTCTTGGAACTGCAGGAACAACAACCCTTGGCCGGAATTATGGCGCTCGGGAGTGTAGTCCGTCCTGTCTTCCAACCTGGAAAGACTGATATCTTCCATTCACCGATTGGCTGTGAGCTAACTGGTGGAGAGTATTTGACTGCTCCAGCTCGCCTTCGTCCTTTCCGGAATGAAGAACACCAACTCATCAATCCAATGGCTTTGGCTCGCAACAAGATCATTATTACTCCAAGCTTAATTAGTGATGATATGATCCGAGATGCGAGTTTTGATTTCTTCTCTAAGCTTGATTGGATCGAGACTACCCGAAAGCCACGTGTTTTGCAATACGTTGAGGCTATTAAGGGAGTCGAAAAAGATGAATGGGTGCAACCTCTGGATCGGAAAAGTTCACCTGGTTATCCCTGGATTCTTGAGAAAGATGGGATGCCTGGAAAGACTCGATGGTTAGGCTCAGGTGAGGATTGGTGTCTTGATGATGCTGTTCTCATGAAGGCTGTCAATGATAGAGTCGAGAATGCTGAAAGAGGCATTCGTACTTCAACAATCTGGGTTGACACACTCAAGGACGAACGTCGCGAACTTGCGAAAGTTGCTCTCGGCAAAACTCGTCTTTTCAGTGTTGGTCCCATTGATTTCAATCTGGCTTTTCGAATGTATTTCGGCGATTTCGCTGCAAAGATTATGGAGAGCCGTGTTATTGGTGAGGCTTGTGTTGGAATCAATCCCTACTCACTGGAATGGACTGTCCTTGCAACAATGCTGTTGCAAAAAGGTGAAAATCTCTTAGCTGGAGATTTCAGCAATTTCGATGGAACTTTGCAATCTTCCATTTTATGGGAAATTTTGCGTAAAATCAACGAGATGTATGCTGCAGCTGGTGGAAATCCCAAAGATGATCTAGTACGTGAGGTCTTGTGGGCTGAAATAGTGCACTCTGTGCATCTAGTAGGTTCAGATCTCTACGTTTGGAATCAATCACAACCATCCGGTAACCCTTTGACTGTTATTATCAATTCAGTTTACAATTCGATCGCTTGTCGCTTGGCTTATATTATTACAGCTCAAGTGCACAGTCCTGAGAATGCGTATATGGATTCTTTCACGCGCAACGTGGATGTATTCAATTATGGCGACGATAACCTCTGGTCCATTTCTGAGGAAATTACCAGTTGGTTTAATATGAGCAACATTACTGAAGCTTTTGCTGCTTTTGGTATGGTCTATACCACCGAGACAAAGGAAATTGGAGCCACTTCTTTTCGCAAGATCAGTGAAATTGGTTTCCTTAAGCGGCGATTTGTGTTCGATAAGGAACAGAACCGCTGGCTTGCTCCGCTTGCCCTCGCTACTGTGCTCGAAATGGCTCAGTGGGTGCGTGGCAAGACGGAGCATCATGCGCTGTGCGCCCAAAATTTGGAAACCGCAGCGTATGAACTCGCTCTGCATGGAAGGATAGTCTTCAATGAACACTTTCCTAAAATTATGAGCGCCGCAAAGAAGTTGACGACTCGTCCGAATCTTCTGCGCTATGAGGCTTACATGCAGCGCGAATACGTTCGCTATGTGGACTCAAATGCTCTTTTCTTCGATGGATTTATCCTTGGAGATGAAGAGTCTGCTGCTGGTAGCATTAAAACAGGCAAAATCACGATGGCTTTCACAACCAACGAACAAACAACTACGAATGATCAGGAATCTCACGAATTCTGTGGTGCTGGCATCTCCAGTGATCTTCAAAGCGTTGAATTGTTGTCCCAAAACAATTCAAAGTGTGAAAAGGAGGGAGTCCGAACAGGCGGGACGAAAAAGACAGCCGCTGAGTCTATGCAAGTAGCCTCATATGATATCTGCGATTCACTTGATAATCGCGCGATGACACGTCCTTGGATGTGCCTATTGTGTGACAAGAAGCCGTGCTTTCTTACTCTAGATGAGTTAATGCAGCACGGTGTGAAGCATCCTAGCGTTGTAGAACGTGTGGATCGAGGATTCCGCGTCAGATGTTGGTGCCGAACCAGTTTTAAAACCGTTTGGGCTTATCAGCAACATTTTGTTCGCGAACATGTTAAAGACCTTCGTCCTAGAGTTATCCTATCGGCTGAACAAACCGTGTGCGAAATTATGCGTGGTGTTATGCAGATGGAAAATTCTAATTATTCAGCTGGAGCTGGTGGTGGAAGTGAAGACAATACTCAAGCTGCTGTCGGTGGAACGCAAACCACGGTGGTTGATGAGGTTGTCACTTTCCAGGACTTGGGTGATGTTGCGGTCGCTACGAATACTGCTAGTAAAACTAGTAACCTTCCTGGCAACCAAGGAGTAGAAGCTCGCGATCATACGATCAAGAACTTCTTAACTCGTCCTTACCGCAAACCCACTTTTACCTGGCCTTTAACTGCTGCACCGTTGACGCCCCTGGCCTCATTTGATTTACCACAATCATTGTTTGAGGTACCGGCGTTCACTGAAAAACTGAACGGATTTACATTCTTCCGCCCACTTAAAATGTGTGTCAAATTGCAAGTTAACACTCAACCCTTCCAACAGGGTATCTTGATGATGGTTGCTGTGCCTTATCGCAAGATGATCGCGAACCCATTCTCAAACATTTCACATTTGCCTGGTCTTACTGGTTATCCTCATGTTTTAATTAATATTGCGGAGAACCAGAGTGCTGAACTTTGTTTGCCGTATGTCGCGCCAATGAACACTCTGCATGTCACGCGAGAGACATTTTCTCTTTATACTGTGTTAGTTGTTGTTTACGGGCAATTGCGTGCAGGAGATGATGTGAATGTCACCCCTTGGGTGCAGATTCAGGAAATTGAGAATGAGATCCCAACCGGTCTTAAACCCTATGTTCCTGCTACTGTTCTCTATGGTAAGATGGCCATGGGAGCAGTATCCGATGTTCATGATCAAATGGTGCGAGGTGCGCAAGCTGGTCGAGCAAATCGTCTCCTGACCAGTGAAGCTGTAAGTGCTAAAGATGGAACTGTAACTAAGATTGCGTCTGCGGGTGCTGCCATTTCTTTGGCTGCCTCAGCAGTACCAGTTCTGACGCCCATTGCTGCACCAGTTGCTGCTCTTTTGGGAGCAGTTGCGGGCTTGGGCCACCTATTTGGTTGGTCGAAACCTACTCTGGAAAATGAACCGACTCCACAACAACCTACGTTGCCGCGTTACGCTGCTACATATGACGGAGCGGATGCTTCGAAGATGCTAGCGTTGGAGGCAAAGAATGGAATTGGCCGAGAACCTATCTTTGGTTCTTCGGTGGATGAAATGGCTTTGCGATATGTGACTGGGAGACCTTGTTTCTATCGAAGCTTTGCTTGGAACATTGGTGATGCACCAGGTACCATTCTCTTTTCTGAAGCTGTGGCACCGTTATCAACTCGTGCCATTCAGACGTTCTCCCCAACTTATCCCAATGTGTACTCACTTCCACTTGTTGCGTACACGGCAAATGCTTTCAAGCTTTGGCGCGGTAAGATGATTTATCGTCTGATTTTTGTCAAGACGAAATCGTATCATTCTGGTCGTATTCTTATTACACTAATCCCGTTTGGTGCGGATCGTAATGGTATGGCTATTACTGGAAATGATGAAGCGTTGTGTTACCGCGAAGTAGTGGATCTTGCAGAACTTTCTGAGAAAGTAATTGAGGTCCCATATATGAACGATCGCGCTTGGACTGATGTAGGTCCCCTCCGTGGACCGCGCCCTTACACTGCACTTCTTACTATCGAAGTGCTTAATGAGCTGCGTAGACCGAATACTATCACTTCTGATGTTATCGACATCATTGTCGAGAAATGCGGAGGTGACGATTTTGAGCTTGCGTGTCCAAGTGCTCAAATTGGCCGACCAATTTCAGTCATGAATGGGCCCCCCACAACATTGAAAGGAAAACTTGCGATGGGTTGGTCCACAGAAGGCATTCAAATGCAAAGTGAACCGGTCGAACCATTATTTCGATCAAACACAGGCGAACTCGACGCCATAAACGAGAACACAATCGGAGAGAAAGTTGTTTCTATCCGACAATTGCTTAATCGTAATGAACAATTTACCATTGATGTTTTGGGCGCTGGAGGCTCAGCTTCCGCCGCCACTTATGTTAGTGTGTATAATAACGAATCTGCAATCGCTTCGAACGTCATTCCTACTAATGCGAGAACTTCCATGTACAATTGGTTTTCTCCCATTTACGCTTATATGCGTGGAGGTATGCGTATCAAGGCCTTCAATGATGGTGTCTTAGACAGTAGAATTGGCGGCATGATGCGTGCGTCTCTATTTTACGCTGATACTGAGGGACTCGACGCTGTGGGTGCAACTGCAATTCAGGTCGCAAGTACTGGTTACTTGGCTGAACCTAGTACGCGTTGTCCATTCGACGTTCGCTATGACACGTTCCTTGAACGAGTTGTAGAAGCTCAAGTGCCATATTATAATCAATATGCTATGGTACCAACACCACCAATGGGATTATGGAATCCCATTACCACCACCGCCTTTATTCCGAAGGGGTCTGCTTTTTATTTAGAAAATATGACAACCACTCCGGTAACGATGGCGATGTACCGTTCTGTCGCTGATGATTTCTCGATGGGCTTCCTAGTTGGAGCGCCATTGGTGTATTTCTTCACCTTGACATAAGGGGACACAAGAGAACTCTAAGTACTATGGAAAACAGGGTTCATATTGCAGACACAATATTGGAAATAAGTGTGTCATCTTGTCCGCTTAACGAACAAGTACCGTAGGGCATTTGCGCCCAGGGCAAGGACTTAATCCTACCCGAAATGAGAGGTTTACGCCTTACAGCGGTTTACTCTCTTCGTACTAATTTTTCCCGGCTTTAACAAGGTCGTTAACTCCTACTTTATTTTATTTATAACATTTATGGG